TGGCATATGTGAACATGGCGTCAAGTTCGGTGGTGCAATCGCCAGACGCCGGAACGCCCCAGTGTTCGGGGGTCATGATGCTTTCTGGAGATCCTTTAACCCCGTTTGCGCTGGTGATTGCCGTGCCTGTCGCATCCCGAACAAACCGCGTCACATAGCCGTTGTGGAGAATGGACCATCCCAGCACTTCGTCAGCAATCGTAGCCGCCTCAAAAGTCGCTCGATCCGCAAAGGGGGCATAGGCTTGGGCCATTTCGGCATAGCCTTGAGCGTTGGTAATCTCATCAGCGGTTGGGCCTACTGTAAGAGCATCACCTGCAGAGTTGACTATAAACGTAGTATTGGCAATAGGTGCCGGCAGTTCAGTAGTGAAGCCTGTAGTTCCCTCCCGCAAACGTAAAGTACGGGCGATACCATCCCCTTGGTCTTGAGCAATGGCCGTCAGTTTATCCCATACGCCCATAGACAACCCTGCAAATCGAGCAGTCTGATCAGTGATAACGATCTCTTGTGAGGCCACAGTATTGCGGTAAATAATAAGTTTTTCTGTTGCGGGTAATGGAGACCCTGCCAGTGGGTAAGTAATATTCCCGCCAACGTAAGTGCCGAGACCTGTTACACTATACTCAGAAGGAGTGACCACAGTGCGAACTCCTGTGGCGATTACTTCAGTATATATAACCAAGGAAGCGGCATCTGGGATAAAGAATGCGTAGGGAAATGTAGTAACAATCCCATCACCAATTGCCTCTACATATCGTGTTGTGCTTGTTAGCGCCATATTATTGTCCTCGTTTATCAGGGAGATTTAACATATCCCCTGCGGCTTGTTCTACCACGTCAAACAACTGACGGAGGTAGAATACGTTTTGATAGGCCATCAGGGTTCTACCTTGATGCAGGGTTGATTTAGTTGGGTCATCTATCCCTACTATTAGTTTTGAAATTCGTTCCGCGAGGTCGAAAGAGGGGCCCAGAGCCGCACCCAGCACTGACGAGGCTCGACGTGTCCTTGCAGCCTTCCCGCCGAACATCGCGTAATCTTGCAGCGCCGGCACGTTCTCGCCAATTCGCTGTGGCTCTGCTAAAACCGCTAGGAGTCCAGAGCGGCTCACTGCTTGGTATGCCCATGTCTCGGGGTCTCCTTTTAACATCTCAGCCTTGGCTTTTCCTCCGACAGTCATTGCCCAAGTATAATATGATAAGCCCCCCATAGCAAGGGAAACCATCACACCGTTCAGAACGGCCATATCGGACTGTTGGAGGCCACGGATCATTGTACGGTTGGTTGCAGTCATATTGAATGTACGGAACTGAGACAACATCCTAAAGCCGATTGAGGCATCCATCCAATTCGGACGATCAGGGCCAGGAGTTATGATTGCGTCGTTGGTGAATTTGTTGATCATTTGGCGATAGGCTGAAATTGCTTCCATGTCAGTCCACGCCTTAGTGTTTGGAAGTTGTAGCCCTCCGATTTTTTGACTTCCTCCCTCAGCGTTCAACTGCTTCTGGATACGGGTAATCATCTGAGCATCAAGCCCCCCATCTGCGAGCAAGGTTTTGGCCCAAGTTACGCGTTTACCTGTACCGCCCTTTGCGACAAGTTTCATGGCGTCGGCCACAGTTCCCACGGCAGTTGTCCCAGCGATAAATTTCATCTCAGCTGTCCACCGATCAAACAGCGCCACAGCTCCCGTCTTGTTAGCGAAAAATTGCGCGCCCTTTTCTACAAAGGACTGGCGGCCAGGTTCTACGTCCATCATCTCAAATATCGCCTGTGCTCGATTGTGTAACACAGGGTCAAGGCCAATACCGTAGTTCATCAATTCTTCGCGGGTTATTCCTTTTCCTGAACCGATCAATCCTTGAATGTACTGACCCCAACCGTGGCGAAAGGTATTGGTCAGCCCGAACATCATCACAGGACGACCCACATCCGAGATTGACGATGTGACCACTGTACCCATCGACCGTGTGACATTCAGGTTCAGGGCCAAGGTGCCAAGACGATAAGTCCAACTATCGGTGTCCATGTTCGCCGCGCGAGTGTGCCGGATGCGGTCAATCACAACTTGGAAGTCTTGCTTGATTTGTTTCTCAGCCTTATGAAAGGCTAGTAAATCCCGCTCCTTCTGCGCCGCAGTGATTGGCACCTGCTTACCCTTTCGTTCCATAGTCGTGGCGTTCATGATTTTCTGTTCAGCATTTCGAAGGTCAAGTTTAACCTCGTCCATTGCTCGAGCACCATTCACCGAACCGGTGGCCCGCCAAATTTCAAGGTCTGCAGCCATATGACGGGAGTATATCCGCATGAGTTGTTCGAGGTTAGTCACAAGAAACTGCTTCTTCACATCGAACGGCATATCGAGGGAGCGAGCCAATTCCGGCCCTCGCTCGCCTCCAATGATGTCCATGCCAGCCACACGGTTTTTATTTCCACGAATGTTGTGCTGGAGTTCTTGTGCATCATCCAGTGCTCTCGTGTGAAGAGAGGCTTCACCCTTGAGGATAGTGGTTTCCGAACCCTCGGCACCTTTCTTGCGCCACCGAGCTTCGAACTCATCTTCAAGACCATTCCGCTCTTTGCGCAATTTTTCGGTACGAGTCTTACGTGATTTCGGCGCACGTCCTTTCGCCTCCTCCCACGATTTCTTCATCGCACGAGCAGCCGCCCATTCACGGGTTAGGCTATTGTAGGACTGGCCTAAACCTTCCCTAGCCTCAGCCAGTGCGATCTTGCTTTCCTCCGGTGTGGCCTTGGCTGCCCGTAGTTGCGCACGAAGGTCGGTCAGATACTTGACCCCATCCTGCATATCAGGTTCGGCTTCAAGACGTTTAATCTCGGCGTCGAGTTTGGCAATCTCCTTAGTCATGCCTTTTGTCGGGGTTGCCAGCATTACAGTCTCTTCATCAAGCTTTCCTGTGGATTTACGCAACTTATCAAGCTCTTTCAGGTACTTGGCAGTTAGATGCTTCTCGGCAGACTCAGTAAGGGCATCTTGAAAGGCCGAGCCACCTGCATTGACCTTTCGAGTGTCGTACACGTGGTTCAGATATTCTTCCACATCTTTCCCAAGGTTAGCATCTTCAGGAATGAGTGGTAGTTCTTTCGTGCCCCATTTAAGTTTGACTTCCTCCCACGCCTCATCATGAACCTCGCGGAAATATTTATAGAACTCATCAATCGCGTCCAGTCCTTTTTGAGTGTGTGGATTGTCCGAGGTTTGTCCCTTGTTCCGCATATCGAAGATTTCCGTATCCCATTCCTTCCTCGACATTTTACCTTCTGGTAAAGTTCCTGTACCCGAGCGAATATCGGCCATAGTACTGTTACGAAGTTCCGCAGGTACATCTGTATCGTCATACACATAGCGAGCATAGGCATCATCAATCTTCTGAATAACTCTTGCGGTAGCAGTTTCATGCACATCCCTCCGATGGGTGATCGTACCACCTGCAGCCGAGGGCCGAATGTCCGCATTGTCAGGGTGAGAAAGGGGTAGGTTCGGATCGTTGCGGGTGTCGAGGAAAATACCTGCATCGTGAAACTTGGCCATAACTTGACGGGCGACAGGCGAGGTCTGCTGTTTCAATGTCCGACCCACGCCGGAGATGTGGGCAAGGGTGTTGGCCACCGCACTGGACACACGGTTCGGCGCCGGCATCAGTCCGTGGACGGGAGCATCGCGAGAAGCAGCGCTAAGGCTTTGACCCTCGGCTTCGGTTTCTTCGACAAGTTCCCTCGTAGTCGTCTTGCCTTCGAGATAGTCTTTCTTGGCTCTCGTAGCTTTAGGTATTTCGAGATCTTTAAAAGCCACAGCATCATAAATATCCTCAATAGCCATGGCGGCCTCTTTAATGTCAGCCTTAGCTTCGTCTAGATCAGTTTTAATTTTAACGGTATCAAGGTTAGAACTTTTAACTTTAGACTCGACTACCAATTTTTCTAACACCTGCTTACGTGTAAGAAGAACATCAAACTTGTTGAAAAGTTGAGGATCAACATCTCGAGCAACCATATGTAATTCAGGAAACTTTTCGGGTATATGTTGAATAGGTACGTGTAAATCTTCAGCTTTAGCCAGATTCAATTCGGGCAAACCCTCTTTACCAAGGTAATCTTCTACATGTTTCTGGTAATCTGCCCGACGAGGAATATACTCATTAGAGTTATGAAGTTTCACGTGCACATCATCAGGCAAGGCTTCTAGAGCTGACGGGGCACCAGAACGAACCACAGTACCTCGAGTGGGTACTCCGGCCATGTCGTCCATCACGCGACTCACGTCACCTTTCCGCAAGAGAACGGCAGCAGAACCAAGGAGACCGCCTAGAACAGTTCCTCCACCAATTCCCCAAGCCACCTCCGAACCGGAACGGGTTTCTTGTTCGGCGTATAGAATGCCTTCTTGGGCGGTGGAAGCGGCGGCGGCAAGGGCGAATGCGTCACGCATACCTTTAGCCCCCTTGGCGGTGGTTGTAAGGGGGATAAGGGACGTTGGCGACGATAAGCCCGCTATTGACGAAGCAAGTATCCCCAAGCCCGTACCATTAGCCATAATTTCTTGACGGTCAGCCGCATCCTTCAGCACTCGTTGTTCAATCCAGTTGAACTCGTCCAAAGACTGCGCACGCGAAAGTTCCTCTGAGTTGGTAATCCAATTCGGAGTGGTCGGCCCGTGTTCATAGGCTTTGAACGCCTCGTCAGGTTCAAACTGCGGACGGTTCAACAGTTGCCAAGCGGCGTAAACGTCATTTTCCACACGGAAGGCTGCCCCAAGAGAGTCGATAAAGGTTGGACGGTCGAAGTCCAATTCAGTCTCAGGTAGCATTGGATTGAAGGAAACTGCACCCTCGGATTTAACACCTTGCATTATTTTTCTCCTCGACGACGTTTCAGGATTTCTTGAATGCGGATGAACTCAGGGTGGTTGCGGAGTACCACGCCATCACCGCCCTCGTAGATCAAATCCCCCATAGCCTTCATGATTTTATCCAGAGGGTCTTTCTCCAAATCAAACGATCCCATGAAGGTTTCAATCATCGAGACTGTTTCGTCATTCTGCAGGTGGGTTTGTGCATCGTCCAACGCTAGTCGTGCATTGTCCCGAGCAGCTAACAACTGTTGATAAATTTCATCGTCAGAGATAACGTTTTCTGTAGAACGAGTTCCCGGAAGAGGCGTATTTAGTTCTTCATACTCTGCCAAGGCTTCATCAGCTAAGTCTAATTCATACGCGAGATCAACTGCCTTAGCATTTTCCTGAATGGCGTCCAACTGCTCTTGAGGATATTCAAGAGAGGAACCGTCCTCGGCCACACCGCTGAACGACCAAGCATTCGTACCTTCAGGTGGGCGCAAGATCATTCGCGTGGTTCCATCTGTTACGATAATTTGATACGAGGCATTAGCGTTTACTTTACCCTCTGCGAATGCCGCAGCTTCTACCGCAGCGTTACCTGAAGGAATTAGTTCATAATCAGCTTTAGGGGAAATACCACGTCGACCGAACTCGGCACGAATTTGTTGATCCACGAGATCAGGGCGTTGGTAGAATTTCTCTACACCATACTTGATGATACGAGTTTTCCCTCCCAGTTCACTCACGCCCCAAATTTTCAACACCTGTTCACTGGCAAAGGCAAAAGCATCCTCGTCGCTACCCGTGGTTTCAAAACCGTAGGTATAGTTCTGATTGAAATCTACCTGCAGTGACATTTGCTGTCGAGGGTCCATCGGCAAGGCTGGTTCATTAAATGGTATAAGATTGTCAAAAATCTTATCCGATAGCACGTTTAGAGGGTAGTTACTGGCAAGAAGTTTCGTAGCATCTTTAGTCCGTTGAGCGAGAATTTGCGCAAAAGCTGGATCATTTCGCATGTCCATCATTTCGAGAATACTGGCCTTCTCGTTCATTGGAGTACGGCCTAACATAGCTTTGTAAAGGGAGAGGTCTTTATCCAACTGTTCGCCAAGTCCTCGGAGATTAGGGTTTCCCTCCTTCATTGCCAGTAGGGCATCCATAGCATACAGGCGTTTCGCAGGGTCTGCACCGTTAACCATAACCTTCAGTGCATCACTAATATCCGTAGGTATAAAGCCAAGGCGATCGACCAAAGGGAGTACAGTGTCGTTAACGTAATCCGTATCCATCTGGCCGAAAGCTTCTCGAGATTGATCCCCATAGAGCCTGTTCAGAGAGTTCCCATGCTCGTCTTGCGTGAGTGTCCCTGCCCCTGTGAGGATAGATGTGGCCACCTCCTTATCCTGTCCGACATTCTCGCCGTAGGTTTTCATAAGTTTTGATAACTTTTCCTCCTCTGCATAAGATTTGAACGCGCCACCTGCGCGTAGGTCGTCCATCATATCTGGAGTTACGGAACCGTTTTCCGCTCCCCGATATAATTCTTGTAACGCAGCAACCTGTGCATCGTTGGCCGCTTTATTCTCGGCAGTTTGTTGGGAGTTTAAAGCCGTAGTAGCCGCATTCACCAAGGCCAGCTGGCGATCGAATGGAATATCCGCGTAGTCGGAATTGCCCCACATGCTCGGCACACCTTGGCGATTGTCTCCCGAGGAGCCATAGATAACTTTCCCTGACATGATGTCAAGGAACTCTTGATCGTCCATAGTAGGCAAGCCTTCCCAAGTAGCGCCAAGGGACTTCTTCAGTCCGAGGATCAAGATCGGATCACCTGAGTTAAGGATTTCTTGGAAGCGAGGACCGGAACGATTACGCAAATTGTAGTCTCGCTCAGCCAACCACAAGGCTGCACGATCTTGAGACTCAGGAGAAAAGTCAGGAAGGTTAAGAGCATCCCGAGCTTCAACCCAAGTTGAATAGACAAACTGGTAACGCCCTGCAGCTGAGGACATCCGGCCATCAGCCCGACGTTCGTAGATGCGAGGATGACGGGAGTAGTCGTCGAAAGTTTTCCCCTCGCTACCTGCCCCGCCGAACCTCACGTTATATCGTCCCGCACTTTCAGGTTTGGAAATACCATCCAGCAACCTTTGCCCTGCAGGAGGAACCGTGGACATTGCCTCACCGTTGAGTAACCGGAAACGAGCGTCGGCCTTGAACCTAGCCTCTTGCAGAAAAATCTTGGAATTATGCCGCAGCTCGTCCTTCTCAATCTCGGTCAGGTCGGATGCTTCGACCATCGCTTCTGAGGATGCGAGAGCTTCTTCATAGGTAACATTGCCCGAGTAGACATCCGCGCCCAGTTTATTCGTCGAGCGGGTCAACTCAGTGCGGAAGTGAGTATCCCCCAGCTTCCTCTCCATCGTGAACGCGCCAAGAATGCTGGACTCGGTAAATTCATTCAGCTTAGTGTGGTACACTTCGCGCAAAGGTTCTGGCACAGTTTTCAGAAACTCTTCCTGCGCCGCCTTCATATCGAACTCAGTGGTGTTGGTCAGTCCTTGCCCATTCACAGGGGCGTCACGGAAACGATCGTCCTGTTGTTGCACCTGCACACGTTTGAAATCTTGGAACCTGCGCTCAGTTTCAAAGTTGTCCATTTTGTACTGACGGTTAAACTGTGCATTCTCCAGCATCAGTTTCGCATCTTCGTTCTCATTAAAAGCATTGGCCAGTCCGTTAATGGCTTGCCCTATACCCGCCCCAAAACTCTGGGCAGTTTGGCCGCTTGCCGAGTTGCTTGGGGTTCTTCGCGCTTGAGTTACTCCTACGTCACCAATAGCCATTAGGTACCACTCTTTCCAGTAATCGTTGTTGCCTTGCGTTTCTTTACCTTAGCCGCTGAACTGATATAAGACGAACCAAGATCGAGTGCCCCAGAAATAGCTGAAAACGTTCCAGATCGTTTTTTCGCGGAAGCTGAGGCGCGGTAATCTGCGGCTTGAGCCTGTAAGTTAGTCTTATCAATTTCTCCTGAGTGTTCAATCCTTGCCCGATCTTTCGAAGCCAGTTCTTGCTTAGTTCTTCGTTGAAGGAATGCGGAGCCAGAACCAAGGTTCAACCCACTTGCCCCCTGACCTGCAATGAATGCCCCCAGTTCTAGGTTGGCTTGAAAATCATTATCTTGAGCGGCCACGGTAGACTCGAACAATGCTTGCTTTGCATTTGCATCTGCGATTGCTGCATTGTTCGCATCCTGTTGGGCCGCAGCTGAGGCGGCAGACATCTGAGCCACAGTTGAAACACCTGTGCCCACCAATGACATAATGCCTGCAATTCCTATACTTTCCATTTCAGTGTCCCTTGTACTGGTAGCGGATTAAATCATCATCGTACTCGACGGGGACAAATCCCATAAATTTTGCAAGGCTGTGTCCTTTACAGTTTTCATTCCATACCTCGGCGTATAATGTCCAAGGCGCGTTGACCGCCCATTTCGCAAATAAGTCCCGCGCACCTCGAATAGCCTCGCGGGACAGTTTCACCTTCTCGGGGAGTAGTATCCAAGTCAGTGCGTCATCGGAAAGGAAGCCTAGTGGAACGCAACCGAACACTCCGACAATAGCCTGAGCATCGGTGACGATATTGATGTCAAGGCTGGCCGTTGCGAGCAGGGCCACCTCATCCTCGGTTAGCTCGTGGTTGTAATCTGAAACAAGCTCGAAGGGAAAATCATATGTAGAGTGGCGAAGCATTAGGAATCTCCCACGTCATAGTTTTCAAGGAAGGCGTTTATAGTAGCAGGAAGAGGCCAACGCTGCTGGATATAAATAGCGGCATCACGTTTCCAGCCATGAGAAATGGCGACTTCCTCTGTGCCGTTAACCACATTGGGAGGGTTGCCCCACAATACATCGTCAGTTTCCTCTCGAAAAGCATACATTCTTGAAGGACTGTCACCTACTTCAACGCCACGACTATTCTGCAGCCGAATATCCACAGAGTAGACTTTCTTCCTCTTAGTGTGGACAACCAAATCTCGGGCAGATAAGTCAAGGGTTTTACCTAAACAGGTGTAGCCAAGACCAACCATGATCTTAGTCGCGGGTTGGTCAAGAGTTATCTTCCCGTCAGTTACCACGGCCTCAAGGAAAGCTGAGCCATCCGCAAGAATACTTACAGTCTTACCCTCAAGATGCCATAGGCCATTCAACGCAGTTTCGGGCGTTCCCATTGACCACGTTTCAGAGGTGGCTGGCGGATACATGAAAGCCATATCAGTACCAGTACGTTCATGCACGTAAGCCGTTGGGGCTCGATGCGCGGAACAAATAACTTCAGTAGTGGAGGTGAAGGTATCAATTTCCAGCTTTCCGCCGTGAATATAGATTATATCCCCTACGTTACCTGCAGTGAATACAGCACTATCAGTCTCGACGGTCCATGTTGTTTCAGCAACAGTCTCAACTAACGTAGCTTCAGCAGCTACAGGGGTAGGTAGATAAGACAAACCACAGTCCACGGCCCACACATCTTCTTCAAGAAGCTGCTCACGTTCCTTCTCACGTTCCAGCATCCACACCCATTGCCCGTGAAGGTAACGCTCAACGGCGTAATACATAGTGGTACGAGTCCCCTCTTTGATTGGGGTGCAGTCACGGTACATTCCTTGTGTCGTGTAGCGCGTCCAGCCGAATACGTCCTGTGCCCGTTCATAAGCACAGGTGATAAGGGCGCCATCCTCACGAGGTATATAAATCATACGGTAGGGTTCATCCACATACTCCATTCTAACGCCACGATTGTCATTGGCGAGTAAGTGGTTAGATAATACACTGATGTCTTGCAATTCAAATGATTGAGTATAGGCCGTGTAAACCATCACGTTCAAGGCCGATCCTTCAGCCTGCAAAAACAATACATCGTTATTGATTATCAGGGGTTTTACATCGCTAACTCCTTTATAGATTTGTTGTTCGGCCAACGCATTTATACCTGAGACCGCCCGACCTTCTTCCGCACGTAGCTGAGTTACACCTTCATCCGTCATTAGGAGTAAGCCAGATTTCAACGTAACCATGTGTTTAATGCCTTTCGGCTCGCCAGAGTCAAGAGTGAAAGTGTATCCGTCACCTGCGTTCACGATAGTACTTACCGACATATTGGATCGAAGGCCAGGTTTACTTGCGAAAATTGTCATAGGAAAATTAGGTACTCCCACGTAAACTCCGCGTTGCTGGAATTTCTTATAGGCTGTGGGTTGATTACCAGTGCTTGCGCCTAAGGTTGCTGTAGCCGTAGCCCCAGTACCGGAAGACGTTATCGTAACAACGGGGGAAGAATATCCCGAGCCTCCTGCAGTCACCACCACCCCGATAACTACACCGCTAGCGTTAACTACAGGGTAGCCAGAAAAACCTGAACCACCCCCGCCAGATACGCTTACAGTGTCGGATTTGGAATAACCCGTACCTCCGGCTGTGACATCAATAGTTAATACTTGCCCATTCGCAAAAGGGTTATGTAATATAGAGGGAGACTTAGTGAAATCCCCGATGATATTGGTATCCGTGAACTGAGGGCTACGGGATTGCCCGATATAACCAACTTCTTGAGCAAGAGAAATTTCTGTACCTGTGGGCAGAATTAACGATCGGTAAATATTGTACTTAGTAGCGCCACTTACAGCATCCCACTCAACCAACATCGAACCGGCTTCATCAGTGTAGTTCACCGAAAGTTCGTTCAGCACGTACTCGGAGGGGGCAGACTCTTTCCCGTCGATAATAGCCGAAACCGCAAAGGCCATACCCGCTGTACCTGCAGTGCTAGGGGTTAGAGTTACGTTAGTAGGAACCACCTCTGTTGGGATAAATGTTTCCAATGTTAAAGCCCACGAAGTAGTGGAGGTGAAAGCCAATTCATATACACCGGTTGAGTCTCCGGTTATGACCATCTCGTCTTGTTCTTGCTCATAAGAAAAATTCGCAACATCAGCCCCGTCAAATACGGTTGTGAGGGTGAAAGTTCGCTCGGCAGTTCCTCCGGAGACGTAAGCATCATACGGGGTACTGTCCACCGTGTTACCAAACACATCGACTAGGGTGAAAGTATTCGCACCAAGAACAGTTACGATGTAGAAACGCTCGTTCAGTAACTCTTCACCCACAATATTCTTTAGGTAAAGTTGATCACCTGAGGTGAAACCATGCCCAGTAGCCGTGAAAACCGCAGGATTTGCTATGGTATAGGCTGTAATTGTGGCCGAAAGGTCAGTTACGTATCCGCCATCTTGCACAACTCGCATAGTATTATGGCCAAATTCCAGCAACAGGTCGTCAGTTGAGGTCTTAAAACGCTGGATAGAGAAACCAGTTCCTCCAGATGCGATCTTTCCTACAGACTCAGTACCGGGACGAGATACTAAAGCCCCTCGATAGTTCACGAAATAGTTTCGAGCCAAAGCCATGCCAAGGTCGTACTTGCTAAGATCAGGGCGACCATAAGCATCTGGGCCGATCTCGCCAGAAACAAACGCATAGGTTGGATGTTGTTCGGGCATTAGACGGCTCCTAGTCGAATTTCCTCAAATGGGTAGTGGTAGCGAGTTTGAGATACCGGAGCATCATAACCTCGTTGCATGATCCCCTCAGGAATACGATCGTATTGTTCATGTTGCTCGTTGGCGATTTCTGTTTTGGTTATAAGTATACGCTCCTTCGCCCGCTCGAGTAACCGTTCAGATAGACTCACCTTACCATTAAGAGGTTGGACGAGGGTTGCGCCCAACACGTCCACCATCGTAGTGGTAAGGCCAGAGTCCCACTTACTCACATCTTCCTGACGGAAAGTGTAGTGTAGGATTGCATTCTTCTGGTTGGATGAGATGGTATTCACCTGTCGCCCTGAGGACCAGCCGTTCTTAAACGTGGCCCAAGTGGTCAAATAACGTGGTGCGAGCATCCCCGTAGGGTGGGCATAGTCGTATTTCCACCCTACGGGCGGGTCAGTGTTCACCCAATCGAGGGTGAAATCCCTAGTGGCCGCTAGAGTCAACCTGTCGGAAGTCTCTGCGCTAGGCCAAGGTGCCGCCTTCAGTACGCTATCCCGCACCAAGTCGTAATGAAGACGGCAGAGATTTGCCTCTCGGCTCGTCTCATCAGGGTCAGAAATAGTAGCAATCGCCCCCGCAGCCGATAGCGCAAGGTTCCAAATGGTTATCTTGTCATTAGCCACGGGGATGACTCCTATACTTCTGGGGTAGCTTTTACAGGTTTGCCGTCTTTGTCCAGCTCTACTGCAGATTTTGGCTGTTCGCCTTTAACGAAACGCACTTCAGTGCCCCGATCATGACGAACTCGACCGTCCCAAAACGGTCGCTTGAGCTTGTAGAGGGTGGTGCCTTCCGGCGCCTCCACTACTTTAGGTTCCTTAGCCATGGTGCGGCTCCTTATTTGTTGTTGTCAGCGTAGGCTTTCCACGCGGACGGGGTTGGAGTAATCATCGCCGAGACAGTACCCGCTGTGAAAGCGGCTGTGCCAGTGATTTGCAGGATACCAAGGTAGCGCTCGTATGAGGCACCTTCCAGTGGCAGAACGGCGCGCATAACATTTGTACCTGCAGACAAGGCTGCTACAGTGAACACGTCACTGGCCAAGTGGATTGTGGCCGAACCGTCAGTGGCGATGGCTGCTTGAGCATCCGAAACGAGTTGGATTTGCAAGGTAGCCGAACCGCCTGAGGTTGCAGTAACTGGAATAGTCACGACGAGGTACATAGGAACAGCGTTCCCAATATCGCGCGCAACCTCCAGATCAACAACGTCGCCAACGAGGTAGGTTCCCGCTGCACCGGTATTCAACGCTTCGCCATTGGCGAATGTTGTGAGTTTATCGGTAATCATAGTAAGTCCTTTCTTTGCCTTCCGGCTTAGGTTACGCGAGCTTCGTCAACGGCAAGAGCATCGACACGGCGCATAGGGATTTCATCGAACGAGGTAACACGAACGCCGCCCACATCAGTGGTGGTCAAGGTGGAGCCTGCAGTGGCAGATGCCAACTGTTGACGCACTTTGGTCCGCACTGTGCGATCCATCGAGTAGCTGAAACGCATTCCTCCCGCAAGGGATGGTACGATCTCAGCCGCCTCAAACATCAGGTCAGGCAAATTCGCGCCAGTTGATGCGTCAGCCGATAGCAGACTGCGGTCGATGTTTGCGATCCGCACGACATAGCGCCAGTCACGAACGGTCAAACCCAGGTCCCAGCGGAAGTGCTGACGATAGGCTTCCATACGGCCACCTGCGCCGTCAGTGTTTTCAATAGTCACTTGACCTTTATCGGTAGTCTGAAGCCCTGCCATCGAGCCTTTGGGGTAAATACCGTGAATGGTGTTTGGACCCCAACCGATCAGCCAGATACTCGCGTTGTCCGAGCCTGTGCCGCCAGCGTCGATGATGTTATCTTGGCCGTTCTCGGTGGAAAGGTCGTTGTAGCGCGCATTCAAGCCGGTGAAACGTTCAGGGTTTACGGCTTCATTACCGGTGAACAACGCTTCGGCAGCTTGTTGCGACATACCTTCGATGTGCGCTCGAGCTTCTTGAAGACGGAAGGCGTTAGAGTTTCCGTTCAAGTCAGCTTCGGCTTTGTCAATTTCGGCATAAGCCTCGAGCATACCACACGAGTCTGTGATACGTGCGCGTGTCGATTTGGTTGGCTGTACGCCGCCGTAGAGTTGACGCCACGTTGCGGTTGGGATACCGGTTCGGACTGTGGTCGAATGACCTGTTGGAAGGTTGCCTTCCATCATGGTCCAGTCTTGCATGATTTCATTGGTTTCGTTGAGGATTTCAGCAATGACAGCGATGGAGCCATCAGGGTTCTCTCCGGAGAATTTGTCCAACAAGGTTGGATTAGTAACAGCGAGTGTAGACATTTTTGTCTATCCTTTCAGAGGTTTATTTAGTGCCGAACATACGATCGGCTTGAGAGAGTTTTGCTCCATCGGGCTGCCCAGAAATAGGACCGCCTTCTTTCTGCCTTTTAGTTAGTTCAAACAAGACCTGCACAATATGAGGATCATCCCCTGCTCCAGTCGTGGTGAACGCCTTAAAGGTTTCCGCTGTAGCTCCGACAGCTTCCAACCCTTTTTTGATTTGCGCGAGGTTTTCGTGAAGTTTCTCGCCTTCAAATCCTGGAAGTGCCCGCACAGCCTCTTGATTGGTTGTACGATTATTGTCCCAGTATGTTTGTAATTCTTTCGTTAAGTTTTCCGTCATGGTTTGCGTCACGGTTTGTTGTAGGTCGATGAGGCCTTGCGCTCGCTCGGTGGGGGTGAGCTTGGTGTTATTCACAAGTTCGAGAAAGGCTACGGAATTGGCGTCTTCGACATCCACACCCTCGGGCAGATTGAAATCCTCAAAGGTCAGCGGCGCCGGTTCATCACCCTCCGGTGGGTTAGCCTTCGGGTCCGTATCGTTTGAGTCCGCTGGAGGATCGTCCACCTTAGGTGGGTCTGCAGGCGGCTCGTCACCTTCAAGGATACTGGCCGGAGGGTCGGTGGGCAGGGCCGCAGGTGGCTCATCCGGCGCATAAAGTGGGGTACGGAAAATAAGTTCATTCAACAGAGTCTTCATAGGAGTTATCCTTTTCTTCGTTGCGGGTTTGTATGGCGAGGCCATCTTGGAGTAGTCGAATATATAGCTTAGGCGCAAGGCGCTCCATGTTTGCGCGAATGTCGGTGCCAACGCTGTGTCGCCCGTTTAGATAGGCCATGCGCAGGGCGTTCTGGTCAAAAGGTGTAGTGCTGTCCCCCGTAATGACGAGTATGTTGGCCAAGAGAAATCGCAGGTCTGGGTCTTTCGCAAGCTTCTCAAACCCTCGGGTTAGTTGAAGTAGCTCAGGGTCTTTTGCCGGATTGTTTGCCATCGAATACTCGCCATATGTTCTAGGTTTGTTGGGTTGATACTACCATGAGCCGGAGACTATTGCAAGCCTTTTATCCTACCATGGACTGCAGGGCATTTGCACCTCCGCCAACGTCAGTGTCGGATAGGGTCTTAGCCCCTTGAGAAAGGTCTTTACCAATCGCGGCTGCAGCGGCCATCTGTTCTTGTTGTTCTTTCGCGGCCCGATCCTCGGCCACTTTCTCCCGTGAGTTCAGCCCAGTGGCCTTGACCCCAATGCCCTCGGCGTAATCACGAGTAAGTTCCTCGATGTTCGGGACCTCAGTTACATTAGGATAGACGCCCGCAAGATTACCTGTGAAGGCTAGGAACCGCTCGATGCTAGTGGTGCCTACTGAGCGCTGGGCATCGGAAAGAATGCTGATATACTGGACTTGCATTTCCAATTCCCCGAGGGCTTCGGGACGTTCGGGCATGAGTCCAGCCCGCTCTGACACACCGAAGCTGCGCACGAGAATTTTTGACAATCCCTCGTGGTGGAAGCGTTCAAGTACAGGGCCAAGGCCAACCAGTTTCTCCTCGCGAAGTCCGTCGATTTCGTTCGAAGAACGCACTGTGTCGAGTTGACTAATCATATTGAATAGATGGGTGAAGCAAGTTTCTTGAATGCGGCCTGTTAGGGACTGTACATCCGCGCTAAGTTCCTGCAATGGCGCGCGGGTGTCGTAGGCTGCACGTGCCCCAGAGGCGTTACCGAGGTTAGGTACGAATGTCATACCCTTAGCCGCGAGGGCGGTGGGCCGGTTTTGCAGCATTGCATCTACTAGAAGGGGAGGGGAAACCTGTTTCTCAAGGCTTTGCTTCCGCTCGTAGAGGGTATGTTGAAGTTCCTTCACATCAGCGAGCGCGTCCATGGCAGGACTGACCCCATAAGTTTCTCCAGATAGGAGTTCCCAACGCGGAGTGATGGCATTCCACTCATGAAGTGGTGCGACCATGAGAATATTGCCCTCCTTATCAGAGGGGTCCCAGTAAAGTTCGCGAAACTTGATGTTCTCAGGGATGAGGTTATCCGAAGGGTCATTGTCCTCAACAAGATGATGGATAGTTACGAGTTCGAAAAGCCTTTCGCCGCCCTCACGAAAGGCCACTTGGTGTTCATCCTTCATGTTCTCGAGACCGAACTTGGCCTCCATATTCTCAATGGACATTTGAAACCTACGGGAGAAGCGGTTGACCCGTCCGGTCTCATCTTGGGAGATGTAGAACTCCCCGAGGGAGTGGTTGTAGAACCGCAGGACATCGCTGAAGTCTTCATAGATCGACATGGCGGCGGTTCCGAAGGTACACCACTCGAGATACAGGATCGCCATAGCGTTGTAGAAGTTGGACTCAGCAAGGATCAGAAGCATTCGACGAGTCACCTCTTCGAGGTAGACCTTCACCTCGAAATCCAATTCTTCTTCTTCAAACCCTGCGATACGGAGGCGGAACCAAGGACGTGCGGGCGAGGTCACGCCGTTCATCATTCCGTTGGCGAGGGTACGAACTGCCATCGTCGATACCGAGGTTAGGAGTTTGGTATTATAGGAGGATTTGTTTTTCAGACTAGCTTTGCCCTCAAGGTAAGGATAACGACGTGGGAGGTAATAGTCTGAGATAGTCTGCCAGTGGGCAAACCACGGCGAACGCTCCTTGTCCATAGCCATGAGTAGGCGTTTCTTCTTCCGATGTGAGTCACTAGGCATAGTGAGACGAACAGCCATTATACAACGCCTCCGACGAGGGAAGGCTTGGAAGTCTTCGCCTTGGCCAACTTGGATAAGGGGCTGGCGGTGGGTAGTAGGGCTGAAGTAGCATTTCCACGGGATACAAAGGAAGCCTGTGTTGGCGTAGAAGGAAGAGGTTTGATCGCAGGGGATTTAATTTTTGGCATTGGATATCCTAACTATGAGGGTTGGCATTTTCATACTGTGAGGCCGCGCCTACAGGAGCGCGGAAGATTAAACTGGGGTAGGCAAAAGTACACGCGAGAGCATCGGCAGCGTCTGGGCTAGCGACATTCCTGCGGCGAAGGTCTTTCTTCGACTCCAGTTGGATTGTGTCCTCCTTTGAGAACGTGTAGGTTGGCGCGGTCAATTCGTCGGATAGACTGTTCTCCAACATAGGGATGTCTTCAGGGATGCAACCGGTTTCAAGGAAGCGGCGCATTGATCCCCAAATTTCACTCCGTTTGTTCATGTACTTTGTGTGTTGATCTCCAGGGTCGCCGTGGTCAGACTTGCCTCCGAACTGCACCTCATATACGGGCAAACCCCATGCGGTGAGTTGATCGACGACACCGCCACCGACACCACCTCCATCCACGAAAATCGCTACGGCGTCAAGTTCGTAGAAGGTGTCTCGAGTATACGCGGCGAGTTGAATGGTGGATAAGCTGGAGAAGACCTTAGGCTGCAAGGTTCGAGCGTCACGTCCACGCCGAGGGTAGATCACGGATTTATTATCCCCGAAGCGAGCGACATCAACGCCGAGGACGACAGGGGCTTGATTGCCTTCCGGAACTGGACGGGCTTGAGCGTCCTTGACGGACTCATATGATATGAAAGATATACCATCAACTCGAGGGAATTTGCCCGTGACCCGCACTCGGACGAAATCATGGTCTTCGCCATAGTCGTCGATCCACTCTTTGATCTGTTGTTTGTTAGTGAGGGAAACCTCGCGACTGTCGACCGCAGCATGGTTCCACCGATGCTCAAACTTACCCCCATCGAAGCACTCGCGGAAGCGACCAGTGTTCTTCGTGGGGTTGCCGAATACGGCCCAAATAATCTGGGTAGATTTATCCGTCATGGCACCCTCGGACGTTTCCCAGATAAGGTCAGCGATAGCCGAGGCTTCGTCGAATACAAGAAGGATACGCTTGTGCAGGTTATGAAGTCCGGCGAAAGCCTCCATGTTTTTCTCGCTCCACGGAACCATGTCGATACGCCATGTGGATGCGTGATCAGGGTCCATGGAAAAACGGGCTGTGGCTGTCATGCGAAACATCGACTTAGTGATAGACATGCGATGCCACTTGGCCAACTCGGCCCAGGTTTTGGTCTTCAGCTGATTCTCGGTATTTGCCGTCACCACGCCTTTGGTGTCTTCGAGGGTAGACTGTGCCCAGTCGATAATCCATGCGACGAGAGCTGATTTGCCGATCCCGTGGCCGGAGGTTCGGGCGATACGAATGGGCATGGTTTCGATATCATGGTCCCCAGCAGCTGCAATGGCCTCAACCACGGATATGACTCCGTTGCCCATATCATTTAAGATGTCCACCTGCCAAGGTTCAGGACCTGTAAAGTCCTGCAAAGGGCCGCCGACCTCGCCCCAAGGATAGGCCGCGAGCACGAAACCGTATGGATCGGAGGAAAAGCTTGCGACGAACTCAATCAGGTCGCCAACATCATCTACAGGGGTATTCATTCCGCAGCCTCTTTCGAGGGGGTCACATCGCGCATACGGTTGGCATCCACCCTAAGGCGAGCCGACTCCATCCTCTCAGCAATCCCGATGTTCACATTCACACTCGGGGCTGAGGTGGCGGGACCATTCCCAGTCCGGTCGGCTGTCATTTTCAGCAAAGCCATCTGGTCGGAAAGGGAGAATGAGTCTGGATCGTCCTCGAACTTCTCTGAGATGTTGTCGAGCACGTCTTCGCCAAGAGTTGCCATCTTCGCATTCATGGTTACAAACTGGTCGTCGATTTCTTTCGCGTACATGCCGACAAGTTGTTTGAACATGGGATCACCCATGAGGATGCTGACGCGGCTATCGGTCAGGCCGCAGAGAATGGCCGCCTCGGATTGCTTAATCCCACTGGCGACGTACTTGGCGAGTTGCCGATGGTTGGCGCGGATTTTCTTGATCGGCACTGGCTTGGTCTGTTTCGGCAGGTCTCGGGTTAGGAGGTCGGCGTCGTCGAGGTCTCGGAGGTAGCTTGCCGTGAGCGGCTCCGCTCGTTTGCCTGCGATAGAAAGTTCGAGGTCTGCTTGGTTCATGCGCTTGCTCCAGTGGTGGGGATGGCTCGAGGCTACCACGCGGGCGGGCGCGAGTCAAGCGGTTTTGGCCCATGTATGGACGGTCCCCCGTGGGGATGAGCCATATATCCCTCGAACAGGTGGATAGGGAAGGAGGACTGTATGGCAAGGATGAAAATAAACTCAACTATTTTCAGGGGTATTCCCGCGCACATGAGGGGGGCATGCGTCGAAGTGGGGGTGGGCCAGTGGGTAAGCATGACCCCCCGACTCTGGCCACGGGATGCACGGGGATGAGTGGGGATGGCGGGAAGAAAAACGACAAAGACTCAAATGAATGCTTGCAAGCAAGGGCGGGATGTGCAAGGATACATGTGGGCGATGTTGCCCCAAGGGATAAGGAGTCTATACGATGAACTATTTTATACATGATGAAAACTATGAAGGTTTGATCAAAATACCCCAAGATGCTTTTGCGTCCCTTGCGGTGCAATTAAACGTCACTATGGTTCGGAGTCCTTGGACGGTAGACTATTTCACGAGTGACGATCTTGGCAATGGACATTTTCTTGTGTTGTCCAAGAGATAAGGAATCGGATGATGAACTACCTAACCGCGTTAAAGATTGTTAAGGATACTGCGGAATACTTGTTGAAAGAAGATGGAAACCTTTCGGGGAAAGAATACAACGCTTGCCACACCTATTTGCAAAAGGCGATGAAAGTAGTTGAGTCACGTAAATAAGGATAATATCGGCCAGTGCCCTTGCGGGGGTATTGCGCGATGCAATCCCGCATCAAATATATAAAGGAATACATATCATGGAATATACGATTACACTTCCCGACACACTCACCGTTGAAAGTCGCACGAAATCAGTTGATCTTGATCTACGCAAGATTGACGAGTCTATTCTGGTCAAGGCGGTATTGCACGGGCTTACGCAAAAGATCGCGGATGCGGCGGCGGGTGCAAGTCAAGCGGCGGCAAGAACGGCACTGGGGGAAGAGAAGTTCAAGTCCAAGGCCAACGTGAAGGAGTGGACGGGGGATGGGTCCAATTGGGCAATCATCATGGAAACGGGCAAGGACATGATGCAGCTTGTTGCGGATCGTCTTGCGGATGGCGACTGGGGCGTGGTGCGTTCTGGCGGCGGCGCGGGGGTTTCACCGTTGGTGGCAAAGGCACGTCAACTGGCGGCGGTGTTGATCAAGGGCTTGCTGGTCAAGCGGGATGGGAACGCCAAGGCTTACACGGGTTTGAACACGGGGGAGAAAGTCGCCACGTTGGATAAGTATATCGCGGCCAATGAGTCCATTCTGGTGCAAGCGCAGAAGGAACTGGACGCGATGAAAGCACAAGCCGAGTCTGTTGATCTTGGCCAGCTTGGCCTTTAAGACGCCGAAAGGGGCGCGGCATGGTGTTGCGCCCCTTCTTTCACACAAGGATTCACCCTTATGATTTATGATCACGATACCTTCACCTATCTTTTTGACCTTTATAAACTCGGCGGATGTCTGGTCGCGGCCGTGATACTCGGTATGGCTTGCCACGTGTTCTGGCGATAATTGAGAATGTAAGGCAATTCACGTTTGGGCCATTCTACGGAGTGGCCCTTTGTCGTGCCTCGTCGCGGGTTCAATGCTTGGCGGCCCGTTACCACCCGACCACGCCTTTCGCCCGTCCTTGCCCCCGCCCACGGCTTGTGTGGCGATCCTATCCAGTCCCTTCCCCCGCCAATCCCGCCAAATCATGCCCCGTTGGGCTGATGTCGCCTGTGTGTCTGGTGCGGATTTTAACGCACAAGGCGGGATTGGGGATTGTATGGCCAGTTAGGTATGGCCTATCCCCATGGGGGACGATCCATATAAGGCTCGCTTCTTGCTTGTTTCTTGCGAGGGCGAAGGGCGATCTTTTTTTCTTCAGTCTTTAATTTTTTTTTTTTTTTTTACCATTTGGTTAAAAAACACCCCCACTGGACCCTCACCCCACTGGCCATACATTCCCTAAATACGCATGGTATGTCAAAATCCGCACCAGCAACACAGCAAACACCAGACACCTTGCCCCGCCAAAACCCTTTAATCGGCCATACACACACTCACCTAAATCATTGACATTCGGCCACTTTTCGGGGTATAAGGGATATGTGGCCCAACACGGGACGCCTTGGCGCGATGTGCCTTGCATATAGATAAATGAATGGAGTTATAAAGATGAAAAACTTATTGTTATCCCCTGCGCAAGTGGAGGCGATTGAAGAGATTATCGCCAACTTGCTAAAGGAGGGTTTATTCCCTAATGAACTATCCGCACAAGACTCATATGACCAACACTTCTGGCTCGATGTGGCCAAAGCCCTCGGCCCAGACTATTGTCAAGCCCTTTACCACGCGGCAGTTTTCACAACGAAGGTGGCCTAGGTATGAAGGAAAATCACTCAAACAATCCCATATACCTTATAGGGTATATGGACGCCATGCTCGAGGTTAGCGAATTAGCAACGAACCTCCACAGTACGCAAATCTCCCGGTATGAGAAAACCAAAGCAAACCTGTTCGGGGGCATTAGTAACGAGCATCGAGTGCTTCAACAAGGAATTGATGTGGCATATGGAATTGCCTCCTTCGCTATAAAAAGAATTTCCTTTAGGCAAAAACTACTTAGTGAGGTATCAGGACAATGAAAACCGTTCACAAAATCACCCGCGAGGCACACCGCTTCATGATCTGGCGCGCACTTAACGCCGCACCCTCGGGGGAACTATCCCGCACCGACCTAGTTCGGGTAACGGGTTTACGCTATCACCAAGTTCACTACGCCTTGCGCACATCCAACTCACTTCGTGCTCGCGTGCTACCGGACTCGGTGAACAACATGCACCGCATAGAGCCGGAAGTGCCCAACCTAATCGAGGCGTGGGTATGAGAAATCCGAACCGAGCTAGTACTATGAAAGCTCTCAAACGGTTTGAAATAGCTTGTTTCGAAGAAGCTTGGAAGGGTTCAGGTGACCCTTCCAATTTCAAAACTATTGAGGATGAATATCTTGAAGCTAAACGAATAATGCTAGAAACGATTGAAGCATTAACGGAACGTGGCTAGAAGGCTAAGCGAGTGGGCCACACCATTACCAAAGTGGCCCACTTTCATTAACCCTCTACCCTCCCGAAAGGAGTCCACTATGTTAAAAACCTTCGTCCCTCTTATGCTTGCCGGAGCTATAGGTATAACTACCTTGTCGGCTATGTCCAAACCCGCAGACGTTGCGTCGCGTAACTTATCCCAAGCGGCGGATAATTTCGAGGTTAATCGTCGCGTTGTCTTTTACAACGGTATCACCGATGCTTACATCCTATCCGTAGAGGGGCTTTGCTCCCTTGGTAACTTCGATAGCACTGGGCAACTTTCCGTCACCTGCAAAACAGGTCCAAACAGCTTTAAGAAACATTTTCTAGGGCTGTCAGATAACGTGACATTCTTTGCTGAACAACTTGAAAACGTTGACGTATCAACTTTTCACTACCGTGTTATGTTTCGGCCTCAAACGATCATCCCAGATATGGATTTTGATGTCGATCTTAACGAACTCACAACTAACCGTAATTAAGGAGTACCCAATGGCTATTAATAACTCAACCGCAGTCGTCGTAGCCGAAGACGTTCGCAGTATGCGGGGCGTCTACGAGGACAACCGCGCCAACTCCGAACTGTTTAAGACCTTCGACTCCAGCATCCAGAAGGGCGATCTGGTCGTTGTCACTACTAACTCTCGTCACGGCTTCGCAGTCATCAAAATCACTGAGGCCGACGCCGCCTTCGACATCGAGTCTGCCGAAGAAGCTCGCTGGATTGTGGCGAAAATCGACACGGAACAGGAGGCTGTAGAAGTGACTGAGGATGAACCAAATCGCACCCGATGAACTGGTTGCGCCTTTAGGAGAACTGAGATGCAAAAGAACTATGAAACCGGTAAGCCACTTGACCTTGAAGAGTTGGCTCGGCCCTATCTTTGGGCGGCTGTCGAAGCCTTTGGATTTAGTATGTCCCCCAAGGATAACGATCCTTCTAAATTGTTTGAAATGTTTCATGACGGGCGTCAGTTAAAAGGATTGCATACCCCAAAAAATTGCGTAGGGTTGTTTTTGGGGTATATAGTAAGAACTGCAATAAGTGGCGAAAAAATGAGTAACATTGTGCCTTACAAAGAAACAAAGGATAACCCATAATGCCAAACCCGCCCATCCAGTACGCTATAACCCCAGACACAATTCCCGAAACCTCGGACCTATTCCTTGAACTTGATGAGCTTTTCGAACAGGTCGAGGCGGTGCGCGACTCCATTGCCGATCAGTTTAACCAATCCCCCGCTCGGGAAATGATGGGCGGGTTCATAATCCCTGGGAAAACTGATCTCGTAATCGAGTGGAAAGATAAACTAGCAGTCGTGCAAGTGCGCGTGAAAGGACGGTAAGAATGGCCCACGCTAAAAACCTCGCCCGCTATGGTGATGTGCGCCCCCTTCTCGATCTTGCCGTGTCAACGGGTGAGTGCCGCTACCGCGCAGGATCGGTCAAGGAAATGATGGCCACCCGTCACCGCCTCAACACCCTTCGAGTCCTTACCGAGCAAGCCGACCCGAACACCCCCTACGCCATGCTTCAGATAGTGCTGGAAAAACCCCAGACCTTGATCATATCCAAGCGCCAGCTTCTGGGCACAATTGAAACCGAACACACTGCCGAGGACCTCGAACCCAAACGAAACGCGATGGAAGAAGCTGAGGAAATGATGCAGAATTTCTTAAAGGAGTTGAAAAACGATGAAACCTAGGAGGAACACCTAATGAAAGCGACAATGATACCTGACGTTGGTTGGAACATGAACCATATATCATTCGCTGAATGTGACGACGGATCAGAGCAATTCATATTGTCTATCCATAATGAGGACGATCCTTCTAAAGAAGCAACTGTCCGTATGACCCACGATCAATTTGAGCGGTTCGCCCGCTTCGTCAATCTTGCTCGAATAACAAAAATCTAAGAAAGGTCTCCCGATGATACTTAGCCACACATACAATGGTGAGTTCACCGCCGAGTTCACCGCCTACACGGAACGAGTCCCACTCGAGACTACGGAAGGCCCATCTCAGTGGGAAGATCAAATCATCCAGGTAGAATGCGTGGCCGTCATCATCGCAGGGCAAAGGTTTGATGAGTTGGACTTTCAACGTAACCCTGACATTTGGGAACCGATCGTCCAATCCCTCGAAACTGAAGTAACCGAGGCTGATTTTGAATAAACGTATCACCCCTTTGCTCGAAGGTGCGTTAGTAATTCTTGCCGCCTTCGCCACCGCAGCCCTCTGCCTAGCTATTATATCAGGGGCAGTGATTATTGTACAAACCTTAACGGAGTCTTTATGATGCCCTTCCCTGAACTAAAATCCCAAGCCGAGCTAGACCGTAAGCGCATATGCTGGCCAAGCGTTGGCGTATGGGGCTTGGCCGCTGTTATAATCGTAGCCTTTTGGGTGGCTGTGGCGAGGTGGACGTTATGACAAACCCGCCCAACAAAATTGCCATTTGGACTTCCCTGCAATACGGCCCGCAATGGGTTGAGGTTGGGGAATTGAAGTTGGAGCCGAAAATGGAGATATACATCCGTGACACGCCAGAGGCGATGCTTGAGGCGGGTTATGTGCCAGCGAGTAAGATCAACGTGCCAAAGGAAATAATCACCGAGTGGGTGTTCCCGCCAATCCCTGACCGCTCCCATGATTGGTATGCCCGTCTATCATTCCACGATGGAGATACTGATCTATACGGCGAGGGCGAAACCGAACACGACGCGGTTGTTGATCTTATTATCAAAGCCAATGCCTATGAGGGGGATGGTAGCGAGCAGGAAGTTGTTCAGGACTTGGCTATAGCGGCCATCACATTGCCCGTCACGCGCTAACCGCGATTATAGGAGAATAAGAATGAAACCAAAGGAGCCTGACCAATGACCGCCCCTGAAGAGCCGAAACCTTGCCCCGATACAAGCAATGATTATGTTGAGCGAGTATGTAACGCAGCTCCGTTTGCCGACAATGAGGCGGGTATCCCGCAAATGGTAGAACTAATCAAAGCCCTACGCGCCGAACGTGACGAG